TTGATTACTAATTGCATACATCAACTCCTTAAATTCTTCTTGTATAAGCCTTCTCCTTAAATCTTTTTCACCATCCATTAAAGCAGAAGGTTCAGGATATTTTAATCCTACAGGATGTTTGAAAGCACGATGAAAGATATGTAATTTATCCTGTAAGGTTTCACTTTTGCCCATCATTCTTTATATCCTCTATTAGTTTGCACAGATACCATTGTGCCTTCAACAAATCTTTGTAAGGATTTTCTTTTTCTTTATAACGATACCTACTAACATACTTAAAAATATTTCCTTTTAAGTATCCCCTATACTCTTCCAATTCCATACTGTCCCTTATCAAATCAATAGTTTCCATTGTGTTACTATTGTAATGGGGTGGTCTGTTAATTTGATCTGTCTCACAATCACCTATAGTTAAATCTTCTGCATAAGAAGTCATTCCATTCATCCCTTGTTATTAGTTAGGCTTCTTAGGTTTAAACACAAGGACATTATCTGTATCCTTAAAAGAAGTTGTTTTCATTTCAATATATTCCTCATAAATAAGTTCTTGTCCTTTGTCAACTAAATAATCTAATTCATTATCTAGCATATACATAAAACCTTTTATGATAACAGAAGAAACATTAGCAGATATATCTTCATCATCCTCCTCATCTGTTACCGATGTTGTGTCTGCCACTTTAACAGAAAAAGTTCCACTATCTTCTGGATCAGGAATGAATATCATGTACTGTCTTTCTGCTTGTAAGCTTTTTAATTCCTCATCATCGAAGCCAGCATTCCAAGTATTAAACATTATACACACTCCTTTTATAAATGTCAAGGAAAAAATCTAGGTCCATCATAACTAAAGGTTTCTTCCTATTCATTTTTAATATCACTAAAGGTTCTCCTTTTCCTTTATGTTCTTCTGCTTGAGAATAAATAGAATAGATACCTTTAAACTTTTCTTGGTTCTTGCATTCAATTTTTAAAGGATATCTTTTGTAAGCAGCAGGAGAAAGTTTAATATCCATTCCTGTTTCCCCCATGATAGCTCCCTTAATATCATCCTGTTCTAAAGCAGGTGCATATTCTAATAGCTTTGAAACAACAAAGTTTTGCAATGCTCTCCCCTTTGCTTTCCTTGACCTAGTGCTTGTCATTTAGTAACTGTCCTAATTTCTTTTTCATATGCTGTGTAGTTTTAGGACAGGTGGTTTCCATGTTGTCAAGGTCTTCTCCTAGAAGAGAAGGGGAGAACACCACAACTCCCCCTCTCTTCAGGAGTTGCTTGACGTTAGCAATGTCAGAATCAAACTTCATAACATTTGATTTGTACATATCGTCAAGCCAAAAAGATGAGTCGGATGATCCAAATGCTTTCTTCATTCTTATAGCAAGAACATTCTCACCAACCAGATTAAACCCTTCTTGCTTATCGTTCCCAGTTACAAGATAGTATACATCTTTGTTGGTGTTTACATCCAGTTCATTTACGACTGATTGAAATATGATCATTCAAAATCCTCATCTTCCTCTTCTAGTTCTGTAAGCCTACCAGTCTGCCTACTATAATATAACCTACAGGCTGGCCCTGTCAATCCAGAAAACCTATTCTTAATAACACGTACTGTAGTAGTGTGCCGTTCCCTTTCATCCTCATGCTGACCATTACGTTCCAGACCAAGAACAATATCACTTAGTTGTCCAATAGAAGCTGATCCTCGCAACTGACTAAGGGATGTTACTGCTCCTTCCTCATGCCCAGCATTCGTTGGCCTACGTAGATGTGATACTAACAGTAGGCAGATGTCAAGTTCCTGTACCACAGTACGAAGCTTAGTCATGATTTCATCCAAGGCTCTGCGCTCATCCCCATGCTGTTGATCAGAAACAATAATAGATACATGGTCAAGAACAACATACTTACAACTTAAAGCTTTGGCAAAGTACCTCACCCTTCCAACTATGGTATCAATACTATTAGAACCAAAATGGTCATAGAAAAACATTCTATTAGTTGCTAAGGTCTTTTCAAAGTATTCCTTAAACTCTTCATCTTTTGTTTCAGCAAAGACATCAGGAAGATGTAATGGTTTGTCTGCTTCTAAACTCATAAGAGATAACCCAGACCTCTTAACAGATTCTTCCATAAACATCATACCAATATTATCTGATGTACTATTTAATATATGGTACACCATCTCCTTAATGAACTGTGATTTACCTAGCCCTGCCCCAGCAGTTATAGTTACCAGTTCACCCATACGTACACCATATGTTAACTTTTGTATTCCATCATAAGGGTATACAACTGAAGGTTCCGTAGCCCCTTCCATAACAGTGCTCCACATTTCAGAACCAGCAATAATCCCTTCAGGTGTGTACGTCTTAGCAGACCACCAATCATTAACAAAGGTTTTCTGTGCTTTGTTAAGGAGGTAATCATTAGCATCTTTATATTGCATTGGCATAATCTTAGCCTTGGGAGACAATACTTCTGCTACCTTCTTAGCTGCCTTGTTACCTGCATCATCATTATCAAAACAAATAATTATATTATCAAATGATGTAAGGAAATCATAATCCTTTGCAGCATCCTTAGCTGCACCAGCGGCACCTGTCTTAACAGAAACCACAGGCCATTTCGACCCAAGCATTTGGTATGTTGAAAGGGCATCAATCTCCCCTTCACATAAGGTGATGTACTTACCTCCTTCAGCGAAGCCCTTCTGCCCAAACAAAGTACCAGATGAAACTTTACCTTCAGTATAAAAATCTTTTGTATCCACCCGCCTAACCTTGTTGGCAATATGTACACCAGCATCATCGAAGAGGGGATAGAAATGTTTATTCCCTTGGATTGTTACCTCATACTTTCGACAAGTGTCTTCAGTTATGAACCTGTCAGGGATATCTTTTAACATCCCCTTGGTTAAGGAAATAACTTTTTCTTGCTGTGATGTTTGCATGTAATCTCCTTCTGTTTTCTTATGATAATTGCAATTAGGGGTGAAACAATGTTCACTTCCGTTTGCCCACACCCCTACATTATCTCTTGAACCACATTCAGGACATGGTTCATGACGTGTAAAGATTGGATCAGACATGTATCTCCTCTACTTTAGGTTCCTTAACAATCTTAGTAAAATACTTAGTACCATTACTATATTTGAATGCTCTTAGTTTAGGCCAGCATTCTTTCTTGTACTCACAATATACACACATCCTCGCCAGCCGCATGTTACCTGATGTACCATCTGGTACAGGAGTAACACAAACTTCTGGCATATTCTCTTTATCATTTAGGAAAGAACGTATATGATTTATCCTCCCCTCTGCATTTATAAGATCAAAGTCAGTAACTTCTAGTAATGCTAGTTCACCAGAAGATTTATTTAATGCAAGGAAATATCCTGTGTCCTTGCCTTCTGCTTCAGCATAACCACTGATCTGTCCTATGTAACCAAAGTCATCATCACCATCGAATCCTCGCTTAAACTTACGGAAACTATAATCACTGCTGGATTTAATATCAACAACATCTCCATCAATCTTGCAATCCATGTGTCCTTTAACACCATCAATGACAACTTCCTTTTGTTCATCACTAACAGTATGCCCAGCTTCTTTAACCAAGAACAAGAGAAGTTCTTCAACGATAGAACCATATAGAAACCGCATCAATGTGGAAGGTGTAAACTCTTCTTCTTTTATTTTAGGTCCATTGATTTCCATCCATATCCTACGATCTGCCCTTCCTATTAAAGACATCCGTAGATTTTTGCTACCATTTCCAGACCTCTCTTGTTCAAGGTATCTGGATACTACATCAGTAATATTTGTTATAAAAGAAGTAAGGTGTTCCTCTTTTATTGGAGCAGGAATATTCATTCTCTTAGCTATGTTTGGTATAACATTTTTAATCGTCATGTAAATTCTCCTATAATGTATAGCTGCCCCACAGCACCAGTATGTATAGACACAAAGGAGAAACTTAAAATCTATACATATCTGTTAAGCTGCCCTCGCCCACCATACTTCCAAAGACTACGATGACCCAACCCATCAGTCTTTGGCCCAACAGTTACTATCAAACTTAATCGAAGTCTGAATCGTCTTGTGCTTGAAACTCTACTAGGTCAATAACCTGTAGCTTATTCAACCACAAAGAGGTTCCCCATTCTTTAGCAAAGGGGTGGTCAGCATTAAACGTAACCCTTGCTTTAACTTCTGACCCATTACCTATCAATGTAGAAGAGACATCAATTGGATTTCGATCCTTGTCCATCACAGGTATTCTCTTAGTTGTGTGTGCTACGACAAAAGGACCACCAGAAACATGCTCTTTTGTTTTTAATTTTACCCCCTTGTTTTCAAGAAGGGTAATGGAGTCAGAAGTTAACTCACCAATATCAAGTTGATAACGATCTTTGTACTCATCAAACTTATTTAGCTTAGTCCAAAAAGCCCTACCATGTATCACGGCATTCTCATACTCTCGCTTTTGTGCATTCATCATTAAAGTCTCCTTTCAAGATTAGGTACGCATTATAACCCATGTGTTACTAAATGTCAAGAAAAATTTTACTCACGCAATACTGGGCTACAAGGATACTGTAGAACAACTCTCCCCTTGGGACAAACCTGTTAGAAACTTCAACAACATCTGCCTTATCTACAGCATACCCTGGTATTTCCCAGGCTTGGTTACACGTACTATTAAGTACGAAGAAGGAAATATTATCTGCTCCTTTCTTATCAATTAATCTTTTCTTTCTGTGTGGTATGCGAACATCTTCCCATGCTTCAGGCCACTCTTTCTTCCAAGAGTATTTGATTTCAACCTCCCATCCATGACCATCCATCCCTTCAATATCACAGTAGTATTGTTCTACATCTTTCTTTAGTTTATGTCCTTGCTTTTCTAGGTAGGTACGCATGATGTTCTTTGCTTTACTATCTGCCTTCTCATACAAGGTTTTACTAAATTTTTTCCTTACTTGATTCATTATCCTGCTCCCTACTTTGAAAGGTGTCAATACTTTTATGTTGCTTTACAACAGTCTCATAAAGATAAAGAGTTACTCCAAGAAGATTAGCTCCTTCTCCTCTGAAGGCAATCCAAAAAGGACGGTAATCTTTTGGATCATTATCACGAGGAAAATTATCTGCCCTTATCATTGTCTTTTTAAAACTATCTATGATTTCTTCTATTCTTTCTTCAGAATACATAACATCCACCTAATGTGTTTCTGCCCAAGTTTCTCCTGCTTTTGCATCAGCATTTAATGGTAGTCTCATATTAAAAAACCTCCCTGTTTTCTGCATAGTTAAATCTGCAATCTCCATTAGTTCTTCAGCATGTTCCTTCCGCACCTCATACTGTTGTTCATCATGAATTGTATTAACAAGATGTGCATCTAACCTCCTCTTCCTTATCTCATCGAAGAGATAGATAGACCATTGTTTACAAACGATTGCACCACCACCTTGAAGTAAAGTATTAAGTGCAGCCCTTACCTGTCTAATCCATAACCTCCTCCCATCTAGCCCTCGTATGTATCCTCGCCGTGCTTTCCCTTGCACTGCACCTATAAGTTTACCAAGTTTTGGCACATTATGCAAGAACTTTTCTTGTAATTGTTTCCCTTGTGTACTGCTTCCATTAATTATAGAACCTATCTTAGCTGGTCCCGCACCATAAAGAAAGGCATAGATAAAAGTCTTTGCTTGTTCCCTTGTTGGTAGCCCCGCTGCTTGCTGATTAAACGTATGCGGATCACCATCTACCACCTCATTAGAAAACTCATCATCCTTCATGTAGTGTGCCAGCATACGTAGTTCCAATCCTTTGGCATCCATACCTACCAAGCAATGAGTATCAGGGTTAGCAACAGTCCAGCACTCTCTAAACTCCTTGCCATATGGCTTATAGTTAGCTACGATATTGGCAAGGTTAGGTTCAGAATGTGTCATCCTTCCTGTAACTGCACCCATTGTGAACACCCTGCCATGTACCCGCCCATCAGATTGTAAAGCAGTAAGCCATCCTTCAATAGTCTTGGCCCTGGTTTCTAACATTTTCCATTCAGCTAATTTCTGTATAGAAGAAGGGGCATTAGCTGATACAGTTTCTAAATTCTTTGGTGTAATCTTAGGTTGCCCCTTCACTGTAAACTCTGTAGGTTTCCAACCAAACCTTTCCATCTTCTCTATGATTTGCTTTGGACTACCAAGATTAAAAGGTTCAAATGAAATGATACTGAAAGAACCACCAACAGTTTCTTGTGGACTATCAATAGAACTTAATCCAACAGTAGAAAGAGAACCATCCTTTTTATATCTTGGTGTAACTTCTTTAATCAAACGAGCAGAAGGTTTAATCTCCTGTCTTACTTGTAACAGAATATCATCTGCTTTACATCTCACTTCAGAGAAAAGTTTATGTGCTTTCTTCTCATCCAAATAGAAACCATAGCGTTCTTGCTGTGCAACAACATGCTTGATATTATATTCTAGTTGTATTGATGTATTAGAAAAATCTAGCTTCTCCTTTTTAAGTAGGTGCTTATACAAATGCTTAGTCAACTTAACATCCTGCATACAATACGTAATCATTTCTGATGATAGCTCTGTCCAGTCAGAATGTTTTATTTTGTTATCATTTAATGTCTTGCCCCATTGTTCTAGTGAATGACCTCCCTTTCTTTCAGGTAAGAATAAGGTGGATAACACAAAGGTATCCTCTACTTTTTTGTAATCAATCTTAATATCCCAAAGTTTTTCTAACCAATACAAATCAAACCCTAGGATATTGTGTCCAATAAATACGTCTGTATTATCTACAACCTTTTGAAAGTCCTCCTTATTAAAACAAACCTTAACAAAATCAGAGTCTATATTTTGACAAGCAACAAGCCATATCTTAGTAGCATTCAAGCCATCTGTTTCAATATCAATTACCGTCTTTCTCATGTTGCGCTCCCGAAAGAAGTTTCTTTGCTTTCTTTACTTCCTCCATATCATTTGATATAGTTTTGATACGCTCATGTAAGTATTGTCTTATTGTTTTTCTAGTTAAACGAGGAACACTAGAAGAATTATTTTCTAATACTTCCAGTTCTTTTTCCAAGATAGTTATATGTACCAGTGACATTGCTTTCTCCTTTACTTCCAAAGTTCTTTCCAACAAACAGGAAACAATTGCTCACACCTGTCAGCTATAAGTTGGGCCACATCCTGTGTTTCTTTCTGTGCATCTTCTTGTACCCTTAGTTTACATACTCTACTGAATGCATACAAACTTCCTGTCCAATACCATTCAGTGTATGTAGATTGTGGCAGCACAATACGTGCTTGTTCAGGTGCAATGCCTAATTCTAACATATTCTGATAGCATTGTAAAGCAAAAACATAAGCGGGTTGAACAGCATACTCTGTAGTCTCATCAGAACTTCCCTGCTTTTTATATTTAGATTTTAATCTCCACTCATCAGGGGTATAAAGTTTTGGTATACCATGAGTATACCTTCTACTTCTTTCATTCCATACTAGTCCGACTTGATGTTTTTCTAATTGTCTAGCTACGAAGATAGGTGCTTCGATGTAGAAGGTAATAGAAGTATGGGCGAAGGGTGTCCAGTGATCGTGTTCAGCTAGATACTTAATAAGATTACGATCTTTAGTACCAATATGTGGACAGGTTTTGTAGTAACCATCAATTACAATTTCATCATAGCCTTTTTCATGTGACTTCCTGCCAAAAGAAACACGGGCAGCATTAACCACAGACAGATCATTACCCATATGATTTTCATATTTAACTTTCATAGTATTCTTCCAATGCTTCGTTGATATCTTTTTCTTTAAACCCTATGCGTACCATGTTATTAGTGAATTGTTCTTCGGTATCCCTTCCATACTCAAACATCTGTATGTAGTGGTCAACCTTGGCATTCCAAAAAGTTCTTTGCATTTCTAAATGAGATATCATACTATCTACCACCCTAACATTAGTCTTGTTTCTTCTGGAACCATCTCCATACTGAAAGGGGGATCGAATGTTGTAATGATATTAATGGATTCAACATTCTCTACCTCACAGGCTTTGTGAATAGCATGTACAATCTCATCTGCATATGGGCACCATGCACTTGTCAGTGTGTGAGTAAGTTCAACGGCCCCCACCTCCTCATCTATATCAATAGTATAAATTAATCCAAGTTCATAAACACTAACCCCAGACATTTCAGGATCGTATACATCCTTTAGATTATTTATTATATGTTGCTTATCAATAGGAAGTGTTACATCCTTTCCCCTTTCTACTTTTTCCCTAAGCAACTTTAATTTTTCATAAGGTGTCATCTACCTTCTCCTTATTTTTACCGGATAAATATTTTGGTGCATCACTTCTGTTCAACCACTCTTTAATTTTCTGTAGTATTCTTTTTAAAAGTAACATGTCTATTCCTTCTTTATATCTTCTGTTATCCATGTACAACAATCAAAACTAAAGAGAGGTTCCTTAGAGTATGGTCGCCAAGTTATCAACGCCCAATACACGATAAGTATTGAAACTAAACCTATCAAAAAAAACTTTAGAATATTTCCCCCCTTTCATTAAGTAAAGCCTTCACATCATTTACGTATATACTTACCCCATCAATATTATATTTAACCTTTTTCAGTTTCTTATTTAAGTCTTGAACTGCATCCGTTAAAGAAACTATTCTTTTGTTAGCTATCATCAACTGTTCCTGAAGATCATATACATTTTTCAGTAAGATTTCTTCAGTAGTCATAACCTGTAAGCTATCATGAGTGCTGGGCATATTGCATGTCCCCTTCTCCATTGACCACTTCATAAACATCCTTGTTCCATTCACCATGCTTATTGATCCACTCATCAAGGGACATGCAGGTAGCATCCTCCTCCATGCCTAGCAACCAATCATTAACTCTTCCCATCTTTGACCTCCGTTATCACCCAGAAATAAGGATCACAATACTCTTTCTTCTTAATGCGTTCATAGTTAGGGACTAGGTTGGGCATGGACCTCCTCTCCCATACAATAACTTTACCATCGTATGCCCTAACAACCTCATCCCTTTGGTACTGCATTATTTAAACCTCTTCATTTACTTGCTAGATGATTATCCGTATACTTCTTCTTAGCATTTAAGATAGCTTTATCATGACGATTTTGGTTCACTTCTTTCCTGATAATATTTTCTACTGCTTCTGATATAGCACGGTAGTTAAATCTACAAGGGACTCTAAACATAGCACCCTTTTGTTTAGGTGCTATCTTGTGCATACCATAGAAGATACCAATTTCTAAATACCTTTCTGCATTGTTGTACCTTAACACATCCCTTACATTTTTACCACTGGATACTTTTATAACAGCCTCTCTTAACCTACTACTTATTCTTTTCTTCTCTTCTTTTAATGTAAGAACAACATCAGACCCACTGTCATAAGATTCATTACTAGTTTTACGTAGTCCTTTAGGAATTTCTAACGGGTCTTTCTCAAAACCTTTAGGAACTTTTACTGAAGTAGTACTAACTGTTTGTTTTTCATTAGGATATATATCTAACCAAGAATATGTATGATTACATTTCGGGTAGCCTGTGCATCCAAAGAAGGGAGTGCCTTCTGTTTTGTTAGTTCTTTTAACCATTCTCTTGCCACACTTTGGACAGTTCAAGGAAGTACCATTCCCATTTTTTAAACTGGTATCAGATGATAACATTTCTTCTAATACTGCAACAAGATTAATCATACTATCAATAATAGGTCTTACTTGTTCTAGGTTTGCCATTATATATCCTTTCTAATCACATGAAGTCCAGTGTGAGGCAGTCATATTGTAACCATCTTCATATTCTAATTCCTTTGCATCAGAACATTCACCTGCATAGCCTAAACCATAGCTGTGCATGAAGTTATTTTTCCAATCAAGTAACTCATCATAGTCATCACCCCAAATCTTATAACGAATTGATTTGGTAGATACAATAAACCTCTTCTCTAAAATTTGGATAGTCATTTTGTTTCTCCTTCCTTGTCCTTATAGTAATCTTCTAGTTCTTCTTCTATATCAAAGGCATCCTTATCTTTAGGACGTGATGGTTTAATCCTTTGATGATACTTATTAGAGTGTAAGTCTTTAACAATAGGATTATATTTCCATTGTTTCTTTTTAGGTTCCTGTTTCATATCTCCCTTCCTTTAAAGGTTCCAGTTAGGTATTATACACTAACTGAAACCTTTGTCAAGGATTAATTTTGTACAAGTGCATGTAGTATCATTAGTACAAGCATATATACAACCATTTGTTCAATCACGCTGCTAGTTTTTCGAAGCTGGATGAGCTTATCCACTTGACAACTTCAAACTCCCGTGATAACATGCTCCTTGCAGCATGGTCTGATCTAGTTTTACGTAAGGCAAAGCCATTGTCAACATGACTACTGTAGTTTGTCATTGCTGAATACAAGGTCCAAACATTATGACCCCTTACTAAAGTCTCATTAACATAAAGATCATATAGTTTAGTAGCCTTAGCCTTTGTAATCCCTGGTAGTTTTTCAATACATGCCTGGGCCTGTTGCATATAGATAGGCTTTGCTGCCCATGCTTGGTACATCTTGGCCCTTTCGTAGAACACATCAACAGATTGTTCAACCTCATCAATGAAGGCACGTAACTCAAAGTTCTTAGTATTCTTTCTACGTACAGTATCAAACTCTCCACTAATTGATCCATTCTCACAGAAGAAATCAATAGCACCAAAGACACCATTGTTACTTGTATGTCCATCGACACCATGCCAACTAACATACCTTAAACTAAGTGTAGTCTTGTGCTTATTGGTTTCAATAGGAATAGTAATAGATGGAAAGATAATATCTTGCAACGCAAACGCACCCTTCTTGGCTACCTTATATTTAATTTGCAGCCTATCAAGATGTCCTGTTGGAAGCTTACGTTGAAGCATATCATGTTGCTGTTTAAAGAAATCAACATGCGTAGTTAATGGATAATCCTTACCGACAATACCCAAACCCAAGACAGGTTCACCATCTACTGTTTTATATATACCTTTCTTATCAGGAAAAAGCGGTAAGGGTTTCTCCATCACAGGTATGTCAACAACTGATCCTTCCAATTCAAAAGGTGTTATGCTATTGTGTCCAATGAAGGGGACAACTGTTTGTTCTACATTCATATTAGTTTCCTTTCATTCTATCTCTTCCAATGGTGGAAAAGCTTTGTATTTTAAATAGTTACAACGGTTTCTTAATGTACTATTATTTTACCTCCACCGTTATAAGATCGTCCTCGTTACCACTGTATGCTACTACTTCAAACTTCTCATCTTTGTTATCATAGAAAACAATCTCTCTAAATTCAACGCCACTATAAGTTTCACCTACACCATGATTAGATTCCCTAATAACAATTTTAGTTATCCTGTGTAGCGGTAAGTTATTTAGCATTGACATCTTTTAGCTCCTTGTCTATAGTAACTTCAAGTACAGGTACACCATAGGCATTACCTACCTTATGCTTGTACCCTGCTGTTAGTATAGCATCTTGTACATTATCAGCAGGGATAAACCTATATAGTTCTTCACTCTTATTCTTTGCATAAGGTTCTAAGTATTTTATTAGATACATATACTTCATTAGTCTTGTCCTTTAGATATAAGGTAGGTATATTCCCCTATCTTTTGTAAGTTCTTTAGCTCCATTAATCATATCATAAGCTATGCTTACAGTAGCCTCATTGCGACCATCATAGTTACCTTCTTCATACTTTTCAAACCATTGTTTAATTATAGCAAAGACATTCTTTGCAAGTAGTTGCTGGTTGGTTGGATGTTCTTGCTGTAAAGCAACTAACAAATCTTCAGTATTAACACAGCGTAGTGCATCAAGTATTTTACTAGCTGGTATTTGTTCCATGCCTCACCTATTCAATCTATTAATGTACGTATCCTAACACACCTTGATGTGGATGTCAAGCTTTTAATTTCCTTCATTCTTAAATAGTGCAATCAATCTCGCATGGGTTTCAGGATTATGTTGCTTCAATC